TGCAGAGTGGTTGGCATGCCGCTCATGAGTGTATCTGCTGTCATTGCAGGGATGATACGCATGTAACTTGGCAGGCCGACATCATCATATAGAACCGTGCATTGGCCGCCGGTGGCGGCTTCAACCGATGCACGTAGGCGGTCTTTAATTAAAACAGTGATTCCTGACGCAGTTGGTGCATAGTCAGATGTTTGGTTAATTAGCTCTGGATAATTAAAATCTCCATTATCTTCGGTAAATGCTTCAGATCTTACAGCAGATACTGCTCCAACCTGACTTGCTGTTACGCCATGTGGATTTGCGGTATCAGACTCATGGCTTTTGGCTGCATAATCTGCATCATGGTCATGATCCCCCTTTGCCACCTGGCTTGTTCCGGTGCCTACATCACCATTGGCATTCAGGTTTTCAAAGGTGACATCACCGGCTTCAATATACGTCCCGGAGTGTGCCTCATTGCCGTGGGCAACAGGGGTTCTGGCATCAGTAAGCCTTGGGTCGTCTTCTTTTATTAACGCGTTGAGAAAGGCTGCTGATGCGACATGATAAACGTCCTTTTCCGCAGTGCCCCAATTAACCTTAGCCCCGGCATTGGATGAGATTTCCACCGTGTCCCGGCTCAACGTGTTGGGAGTGCCGGCGGTCACGGTGCCCAGGCCAACCTCAAAATCAACACCATCCTTAATGCAATAACGGCATGTGTTGCCGTCACCAACACCGACAACAAAGGATTGGTATCCAGTTACCGGGTCCAGAGACATAGCACCTATCCCTGACGTCAGGCTTGTTTCATAAACCAAATCTGCAATGATTTCTGCCATATGTTAGATTCCCCATATTCTCCATCAGTCGGAGAAATGATTATCTTGCTTCTGCCTGTGCCCTTAACATGGCGGGCAAATTCGGGTTGTTCTTGGCCTCAACAAGGTCCATGCGGCCAATGGATTGCAAAAACGAGTTCCAGTAAAATTGCGCCCAAGCCGCATTTACAGCATAGTCAACGTCTTTGGAGTATGACCGGAACATGATGTAATCAAGGATTGCCACTGAATAAATATCATCTAAAGTGATAACCCCGGAAATGCTTGCAATTACCGTGGGTGAAGATGAATAAACCTGGCGCAAATAACCCGTGCCGTCTGAAGGCGGATAAACGTAAAACCGTTTTGGGTCCCGGATGTCAAAAACCCAGTGATCCACTGCGGCAACCGCGCCTGAATCCAGGTGCCAGTTAGGTATCTGGTCGTCAAGCTCACGCCGGTCTATGCGCCTTACAATCTTTCCTGGGGTTTCTCCGTCAGTGCCCATATTGCAGGGGATGTCAAGGAGCATAATGCCTGTGGCAGGTATTGACTGCAAGGTGCCGACATCCATCTTAACAGCCTCGTTTTGCGTATATGAATCAGGCTTTAACAGTACAATCATGCGCTGTGCATCGTTTGCCCAGCCAAGCTGTTCTGTGGCTTTAGGCCAGCGCACATTTGTCTGGTTGTCATGGAGCAGGATTGCTGCCCGATCAATTATATCTTCAACAACTATCGTTCCCATAATTTTCCCCCTATTGCGTAATTATAATTTGCCCCGAACCCCCGGACAGATTTAAAGCGCCATTGCCTATCCCATCGGCAAAGCCCTGATACTTGCTCCTTGCACCGTCAAGAAAATAATCATCGGTTCCAGTGGTGGCCGATGTCTCACCGACACGATCAGCCACAACCTCAGCAGCATAAGAAGGCAGGGCCAATGCCAGAATCAATAAGACTGATATGAGGATCTTTTTCATTTATATATTCCTTAAATAAACGATTTTCGCTTAGGCTTGCCCCTGCCATGCTCCGTGTATTGTCTTTGCACCACAACCCCACCTGAAGCACTTTCATACTCACGTTTTCTTTTTGCTGCTAACGCATGGTCTGTCCAGTCCCTGTTAGGGATGTCATGCAGCCTTGCCAGGGCCCCGGCTTTGATCGCCTCAAAATGGTCCCGGTACAAAACATCAGGGACCGAGCTTGCAAGATCCAGGGGGGCAAAGGCTATTTCCATGACAAGCCTGCAGTCTGCCAGATCAAAAGGGAAAAAGCGGACTTGCTGTGCTGAAGGAATCTCATAATATTTTCTGTTTGGCCCAGGGTCTTTAATCTCTGAGATATTGCCGTAGGTGTCCATGTGCTCAAGTTCATATGGCGTGTCGTCAATAGATAATGCAGCCACACCAACCGGCCTGTGGTTTGGGAATACCTGGTTAAGATAAATAATAACCGATTTGTTGATATAGGTGTTTACAGCTGCACTGGTCAGCTGATATTCAAAAGTACGCTTGATCGCCCAGGTTTTCCGGCAAAAGTCCTGGATTGTCTCAAGGACTTCGGGCTTAATCGCAAAGGCCGGGCAGCTTGGCACATGCTTTATAAGCCTGGCTGCAAATGTATCAAGGCTTGTCGCCATGGTGTTTATCTCCAGGTTTTAATTGGTGCCTGCTTCCATGACCCCGGCAATGGCATCTACGGCATCCTTGATCAGATTCTCAGTCCGCCTGCGCGGATTAAGATCGCCAACGCCATAGGTGCTTTCACAGAAATCAACAATCGCCTTATTGTCAGGCAGGGTTTCCAGGTACTTTTGCAGTCCGGCCAGAGCTCCTTCTGCAGCTGATTGTGCGTCTTCACTTTCAGCCTGCTCGTTGCCGTCATCGCCTGTTTCCGGCACACTTCCTTCGGCCCCGTCACCATCGGCGGAATAAAATGTTTCATTAAGGCTGGGGGTGCTTATAATCCTGAACCCTTTGGGATTTTCAGCAACCAGCTGTTCAGCCTCATGCCGTATCATTTCGGCAACATGGCCTTCTGAATCCTTAAACACAACCTTGGCAGACAAATAAGGCAGGGCTAGAGCCAGGTTTTTTGTTTTGCCAAGGTATTCAACTTTTACTGTTTCAGACAAAACATACTCCTTTCGTTAATTAATAATCGCCCAGGCTGTCAGAAGAACTGCCAGGGCAAACACCCAAAAAGAAATCGCAAAACGCTTCATCTTTAAATCCTCCTTTTTTTAATAAGGGGCTTATATTTCAAAGCCCCTTATTTTAATAACCTTCTGCTAACAAGAGGGCTAAGAAGCTACTGCCGCTTCATCCTCAATGCAGTCAGCCATCTTGTACCAGACGTGAGCCATAAGCTCGCCATCTTCGGGTAGGGTGTCACCCTCGATCTTGAAAACTATCGCTTCATCAGCAGCAAGTACGGCATTGGCCGGGATGATTGAGCCGGATACTGCCGAACTCACATCAATGGCCTCACCGTACTTAGCTTCCACGGTAGCGTTTCCAATATCGAGCACCCGGGCGGCACCAAGGGCTGAGGTCTTGTAATCAATCCTCAGAATCCTGGCACCTGACGGAATCTTACACATATAAACCTTGCTGTTTGCATCGTATGCGGCGTCAGCCTTATAATCGCCGGTCCTGCAGGCAGGAATCCCGGCAAGCCTGTCATCAGGCATAACTCCATAGTATGCGTCAGCATATTTTGTTACTGCTGCCATATCCTTATCCTCCTTTTGCTTTATAGCCCGGCAAAAATGCCGGGCTTTTTATCTATAAAACTGGCCCTGGCTTAATTCGGGTCTTTTGCATAGGTATCAACAGCGATTACACCAAAGTCTTTGCTGTTAAACCTGGTTTTCTTGCACCCGAATATATGACCGGAAGTGATAGCAAGGGCATTGCCCCTGTCATCCATTTCCTCATGCCAGCTGTACCGGCCAGGCCCGCCATTGCCACCCCAGCCGATTATCGCGGCCTGAGCTCCAAGGAAAAGAGCCCTGGCAGCAGGCAGGTTGCCGCCACTGCCATAGGTGGAAAAACGAATAACGTTGCGGTGCTCATGGAGAACCACACCGTTGAGCTCACCCAATGCCCCGGCAAAGATCAGGTTCTTATTACCCCTGACACCGACAGATTTCTGTGCATCAAGCCAGTCGCCATCGCTGGTTGTAGTCCGCAGACTATGGGCCTGGAAGGGGTGCATGAGCAGCACAAACTTTTTCTTGCCGCCGATATTAAACGGCTGCATCAACGGGTCGGTAACTCCGGCTTTAACAGTGAGCCGTTCAACCAGGTCGCGCTTCATAATATCAGCTGTTTCCAGGTCGCTCGGCCCGGTAGCATCCCCACCATAAATGATATGGTCACTGTCAGGGGTCTCCAGGGCATTTCCGGCGCGTCCGGTCCAGGTCAGAGGAACATGGAAGTCGGAATTAACACCCCTGGCACCGGACAGGTAAGCGATAAGAATCTGATCCATATCCTCACCATGCCAGACTGCCAGGGCATCGCGGCCCTCCCTGCGGATATTGTAAGGCACCCGCTGTTCGCTCATTTTGCCCTTGGACTTGGTTCCTTTCCGCCGCTGGTCAATCAGTACGGCATCATTGAAGAACACCAGCGCTTCCTCAGCGGAAGTGCCCTTTATGATGTTGTCGCCTTCAACACCGTCGCCCGACAGCTTCATTCTCAACCCGATAGTGATCTTGTCGCCAGCAGCTTTCTGAAGCTCCTTTTTAACCTTGACCAGGGCATCATTGCTTGTTCCCATAAACCGGGAAATATATGCCTGAATAGCCGCTTCCCGCGCAAGGTCCAGGGACCACCGCTTAACTGCAAGCTCATGATTTACACCAAACTCAGTAGCACTCATTTTTTAGTTCTCCTTTTATCAGTCGGGCAACAAAGCAACACTTAACCTTTACCCACCAAGGAACTTACGCCTTGCATCTTCAGGCAGGCTGAACCAGTCTTCCTCTGAACTTGGAGACCCCCCGAGTTCATCGCCTGATTTAGGCGTAGCGTCACCGAGGCTTTGAAAGATCAAATCATTTTCTCCACCCGACATATTTTTAAATTTCTCAGTCAGTTCTTTTGTCACTTCTTCCCGAACCCGCTTTTCCGTTTCTTCGGCCACCTGCTTTTTGACAGCTTCAACGTCAGTGCTCGAAATGGCCTTGTGGGTATTGGCTATGAGAGACAGAACTTCTGCCGCCCCTTGGCCCAGGATGAAAGACTTGGTGCTTCCATCCTTATCCCGGGCCTGAATCACGGTTTGGGGATCGGTTAAAACAGCGGCCATCTGAGCCGAAAGGCCCTGATCGGCTGCATGCTTTGTCAGGGTTGCGTTGACATCGCTTTTGGGATCAAACAGTTCAGGCACTGCCGAGTTCATGGCAGCATAGGCGGATTCAACGATTTGCTTTTGTTCGGCCTCAAGGCTTTGCTTGCTCCGCTTTTCATCAATCTGCTTGCGCCGATGGTCCTGATAACGGATCAAACGATTCTGATAAAGAGCAGCCTCCTTGGGGTCTTCGTCCCACAATTCTTCCACTTCCTTATCTGATAAAACCTTAAAGTCCTTAAATTCATCATCGCCGCCTTTAGGCGCTTCCTTGCCCTCAAGCTCTGCCAGTCGTTGTTTTGCCTGGTAAAGCTCTTGGGAAAGCATCTGCCGCTTACTGCGTTCTTCCTGCAATGCCTGGTTTGGCACATAGCCCGGAGGCGGTTTAGCCGGTTCATCCTTGGGTTTTTCTTCCTTGGGCTTTTCCTCGCCCTTTGGTTTTACATCACCCGGCTTTTCCTCGCCTTCCTTCTCACCAGGTTTTTCTTCGCCTGACGGAGCCGGCGTCTCCGATTCTTTTTCGCCGGTCGGCGGTTGATCCCCGGTCTTTTCCGGATCATCGGATTCCCCGGCAGGATCATCCTGATCGAGCGCGGAAAAATCTTCATCATCGAAAAAGTTGTAGAAGTTTGGGGCAAGGCCCCCTTCTTCAGGGTTTTGGCCTTCCTGTGCCTGTGCATCGGTGCTGATGTCTGCTTCTCCTGACATGGTAAAACTCCTTTCATCTTTTAACGTCTCATGGACGAATGTCCGGATTGGTTACGGGTCCGGTTTCCCGAAGTCGCAGGCTTTAAGGGGCCTGTGTTCCCTGCCAGGTTTTTACGGGCCTGGCCGCCCGGGGTAAGCCTTTTGACGCTGGCAAGGCGGATCAAACTGTTTGGGCAACAAAAAAGCGGGTCAATTAAGCTATTTATTCACTGTAAAACCTTACAAGTTTTCTCCACCACATAAGATACATGCGGAGGTTAATTATCGTCGCCATAAGGATTTCCAGCCATCACATCTATTGCATTGCCGCAGTTAGGACAAAAATAAACTGTGCGGTCCTCGTTGAATCCGGCAGTATTGTTATGGTCAATCTTTGCCTTGCAAATCGGGCAAAAGCGCATCATTTTTTCCCGCCATGGTTCCGCTTCATCATCAAATGCCCCGCATATACAAAGCGTTTTGCCTGCAACAACATCTAAGTCAAAGAGAATACTTGCATTTGTTTTATATAAAAACTTTAATGCAAAAGCCTCAGCAGGATTTTCAGCTATAACAACAATATCGCCATCACGGCTTATCTGTGCTTTCAAATCTCACTCCCTTCAAAAACCTTTGACAGTTCCATGGCGCATGCTTCCTCATTTTCTGCCGGCACATTGAAATTTACAGTCCTGGCGGCAAAGTCAATATCAATGGTGCCCCCATGCTTGGCAGTTATCAGATTTGCCATGGTTAAAAATTGCTGGTCAGTTTGTGTTTGCTGATCCATCGCCTTTGTCCTTACATTGGCAAAAATACAGCCTCTTGCCGCACTGAGAGCAATAGTTTCTGGCAAACCATCCAGGCGAGCCCGGGGCTGTTGGAAACGCTTTGTCAAACTTTTTGTCAAGGTCCTGCTTGTCTTCATCGCGATGCCGAAACACATTCCAGCGAAAATCCCGGCCATTTTGCAGGCCCCTGTGACCCCGAAACATCTTTTCGGAATTACGCTTAAACCGGGCATAATCAAGCCTGGTCATTGCTCCCCAATCGCCTTTTGTGTCTAAAGCCATAATCAACCCCCGCATGTAGGACATGAAAGTGCAATACCGCGAAAAAACCCGGTAATGGCTGCATTAATATAGCGTTCATCAACCCCGGCAAGAGTAAGCACCTTCCCGTTTTGCAACTCAATTCCCATAGCTTCAGCCAGCAACAAGATTTCCTCAATAATTGCCGGGTCCACATTCAAACCAGCCAGGGTTTTAAGCCCATCATTGATTTGGTCTGCTGTAACTTCACCAGCTTCAAAGCTTTCAGAAAAACGCAGAGCCGGGGCTATAAGCTCAGGGTATTGCTTGCCGAAATGGTTGCCGGCCATTAACGCCGCTGATTTTATCGCCACAACGGTTAAATCCTGGTCCTGCTTATTTGTGGCAGCACAGCCATTAAGTATGAGCAGGGTCAGGATCGCTATAACTGAAATAATCCTTTTCATAACGCCTATGCCCTCCCGAGTCTGCAATTTGCGGTCCCGGAAGTGTATCCGCCAGTCGGCACCCCAAGCCTATATTCAACTCCATATTCAGGGTCCATACAGACTTCCTCAACTTCATCGGTGTAGGTCTTAACGGTCCGCCAATCAGTTTCACCAAGAAACCGCCTTTGTAGTGCGACGGTGCCCTCAAACGTCCCGGAAATAGAAACATTTAAATACCCATAGGCATTGTCGCTTCGCGGAGTTTCAGCCGTTGCAGAAATCGGATCGGTAAACAGGTCTTCTTCTCCAACAGCCTTCTCTACTTTTAATTTATATTCCATTCCCAACTCCTTTGTTTATTTGAAAATCGGATTTTTACTTTCCGCTTCCATCATACTTTCAGCCTCGATCAGCGTGCCAACCATGCCGCCAATCTCATCAGCCATACACTGTAGCTGTATATGCCGTAACGGATCGTTTTGCACACGCTCTGCTTTAACCGCATAACCCCGTATGATCATTATAAGGTTCCCAGTATCCCCACGGCAGCAGGGTTCCCGGCTCGGTTGTATTGGCCTTTATAGTGCTGATCCAGAGCTTGCCCGTGCCTTTGTTGTAGCTTGGGCTGTGTCAGTCCATATTACGCCGTCCTTACAGTTACACCGGGTGCAAAATATTTCCGCGCCGGATCGCCTTCAGTATAAACAAAAAGCTCGCCAGTGTCCCATAACCAATCTTTCACGGCGGTCAGATCTGCTTTTGTTGATTTCTTGTTTCCCATTTCGCCATTAAAAGCGACAAATTCAGGTTCATTGGCTACAGCTGCTTTGAGAATGTTGGGCTGGGAGGATAGGATTAAGTATACACCCGCTCTCCTATTTACAACGCTCCCAGGCGTTGCGGTGGCTGGCAAGCCTGTGGCATAAGCAACAGACTCATTTGTCCATCCACCCGATCCGGTGTCAGTAGACTCACTTTTTGGGCCTCGCCAGGATTCATCAGATAAAAATGCAATCCAATATGTTGTGTTGGCTAATAGCTGCGGGTTGTTCGTTGTTAAAAAAGCTCTATTCCAAAAAGATTTATAAATAAAATTGATACTATCAAGCCCTAACACTTCAATGCTGCTATCGGCAACAAGTGAGCCAGGAGACCCTGAATCGTCATCATATACCCCTATTTTCATGTTTTGCGGAGCTTCGCCTTGAGTCCATCCAAAACCGTTTAAATACCCTCCACTGGCGCCTATTTCTACTTCTAAGTAATATACCGTATTGGCTCCGAACGACCCCACTTCCTCTGTTGCCTGATCTCCATATTCATACTCACCAGCAAAGTCAGATATGCGCTCTCCATTGATAAGTAGATCGGTCGGAAACGCCCAAAACTTATGAAAATATCCCCCGCTATTTATTCCTTTTCGTGCCTTTGATAAAAACAAAAGCGCATTGTTCGTTTCATCATGATGCACAGCAAGGGCCATAGATCCGCCCTCACGGAACGAGTCTGCTCCAAAAACTTCTATTTCGGTTTTTTCCCAATTCACTAAATCAGATGACCGAGCAAGCAGATTACGATCAGGTGTTTCTCCTGTACTGTACCCAGAGGCTCTTCCCCAGTAAACCATGTACCAAATATTACCGATTTTAAATGGCTTGGATGTGCGGATTTGGTAGTCATCATAATCATTTGGGTATGTCACGGGAGAAATTATAGGATTGTTCGGATAATCTTCAAAATATTGACCATCTTTGCTAACGGCAACACCGATTTTATGCCCATAACTATCTTCATTTGACCTCCCACAGTAGTACATATAAAACAAACCATCCACTTTGATAACTGACGGGTGGTGCAGTGCTTGATTCTTCCAATTGCTTGATGTTACCCGCATTATAATACCTTGGTTTGTCCAATTTGCAGCTACGGTCGGATCGTCTGCGCCAGCACAGGTGGCATAACTTATTGTCTCAAAGTCTGTTGTATTAAGATTTTCAAACCATAATCGCCAAATATCATCATCAGCGTCATACATTATTGATGGGTCAGCTTGCCCAAGTTCATCATCGGAACCAGCCGCCCCAGGCTCAAACAGTCTCGCCGCTGAATAGTCGTATAGCCGCAGGGGGTCAGTTGTTGCATCACTTTTTGCCGCCCATATTTCCCAAGTGTCACCATTGAGACGTTCAAAAAACCAGTAATAAATATTGCCCTTTTTCTCGACGGAACGGACAAACAAATCGTCTATACTTGAAATTCCAAATAGTAATCCGTCCTCTGATAAAGGAATTACCTTATCCTTATCGAAAAAATCTACAGAACTAACATTGCGGAATTTGCGCTCTATTTCAGCACTCGTGAAAACACTTGCATAAGCCATTACACAGCCTCCTTTGCAAATAGCGGCTCTCCGTCCGCAGTAAATATTAAGTCACCGTCTGCGGTGAGGAAAAACTCGTACCCGTCAATATCCCAATCAGTGAAGGATGTCGCAGTCATGGCGCTTTCACTCGATCCCCGCACCGCCGTAACACCGAATGAGTAGCTTCCCGCTTCCGTGGGCGTGTAGGTGTATGTCGTGCCCTGGCCTGTGGCTATCTCGGTGAATGAGCCGCCGTCGATGGAGACGTAGTAGCTGTAGGAGTCAGCTCCGGTGACTTCGGATGCGGTTAGGAGAATGCCGCCGGAGGTTTCGTCTATGGAGGCAGTGAGGGTTTCGGGGGTGCCGAGGCTTTCCCTATTCAATGCCTGGGTTAAATTAAAGGCCAGTGCTCTTGTCAGGCTTTTAGTCAGCATTTCTGTCTCCGTTTACTTTCTGCTGTGCCTGGCGTCCGCCCGCACCCAGCCCGGTCTTAAAGCCATCAAGCAAAAGCTTTCCTTCCTCAATCTGCCCCTTGTGCTCTGCCTGGCCTATTTCTGCCCGGGTCTTGTCGGTATCGGCCATGTTTTCCATAACCTCGCTGAGAATTTTTTTTATTTCAGCTTTAAGTTTTGCATTTTCAATCTGGCCGGCCTCGACTTCGCCCATCATCTTTTGCTTTGCCAACTGGTTCATTTCAGCTTCCTGCTGCTTTTGAGCTTCAAGCTGTGCTATAACTTCCTGCTTTATCTGTTCCTGGGTTTTGTCTTCCTGCGTCGGGTCAATGCCCAGCAACGGCTTTAATTTGAGCATCAGGGTTTCTTTATTTGGCAGGTTGCTCATTTCAAACGCCATGGAGATCAGCACAGGCACGGCCTGAGGCGGACTCATTTTCACCGCTTCAAGCAACAGGTTCATGTTGGCTTCGCGTACCGTATCGCTTGCCTGGGTTTCAGAAATCACATAATCAAACCTGGATTGGGTGATATTGTTTAAAACAAGCTCATTGCCAAACTGGTCCCTGGCAACCTTATTCACCTCAACAAACTTTTCAGCCCCGTTCATTCGATCAGTGACACGCAGCACTTTGGGGCCTGTCCAAAATTGCTGAATCCCGGAAGCAACCTTAACCCCCAGCATATAAAGAGAACGCCGGGAGTTGCCGAACAACGGAGCTAAGATTGTCGCCCCTTGCTGCATCCGCTTCTCAATCGCTTTGCCAGATTGGGCGTTGCTTGTGTATCCCATCTGCTCCGCGTTTGCCCCGGAAATATCCTGAATCTCCTGCTTTGAGTGCATCATCAGGTTTACTTCGCCGGTAGCAAGCTGGCTCTGGTCCTGAATAGCGATCCTGGAATTAAGATTTGCCCCGGTATCGCTGGGCTGAATAAGCACAAAACCATTTACTTTCTGTGCTTCCTCATAAATGCTTTGCCTTGCGTTATCATCTTCGCCAATGTCACTTGTGGCAACAACCCGCTTAGAACCAAGCAAGGCAAGGGCCATGGTCCTGCGCTTATTAACCTCAACATTTTGATCACGCAGGTTGCGCGGGATGCCGTATGGGAACTTGAACCGATCCAAATAGCCTATCCAGGGAATCTGCGGGTATTGATCATGGGAAAACGGACTCCACATATCCTGCAGCTTTAAATCGCCAAGCAGGGTTGTAACGACAATTTTTCTAACCCTGGCCTTAATCACTTCATCAGCCTGGTGGATCATCTGCATTTGCTGCTCTGGTGGTAGCGTGTCTTTTATTTCCAGGACCATCCCTGAACGAAACCTGGCAAATAGGCAGGTCACAAATTTGGTGTGCCACAACTCAACCGGCCTGCACCTGCGCCGGGTTTGATCTGTCCATCCTCCGCCGATAAGTGAGCGCTTATATTCCTCAACACCTTCAGCATCATCAAAGATTTCGTAAAAATCACCTATCTCTGAAGCAGAATAGGAGCCGCCCGAAAGCTCTTTAAATTTATCCTCAATCTCACTGGTTTTTGATGGAAACAGGGCTTTTAATTCTTCAATATCAATCCAGGGCTGATAAATAACATATCTGCACTTATCAACTTCCATCCAGGGAGAACCAAAGGGGTCCCATAAAACATCCTTCCAATCCCTTGCCGCAACCTGCACTGTCTCTTTTCGGGGGTCGGAATGGGCACAGACTTCAAGGCAACCAAACCCGGGAACTGCTGAATCCCTAAAAGCGTTTCGTAGCCGGAACTGGCCCTCGCTTTGGTCCAGCACATATTTTATAGCCTCGGTCATAGTTTGCGATATTTCGGAATCATCTTTTGTGCGGGCTTTGGCAATAATATCATGGGGATTTAGCTCATAATGGCCTAAGATCAGGTTTACTACGGGAAAAATCAGGTTTATTGTAAGGGGATCAATCTCAGCATCTTTGGCTTTTGCCAGGTCTTGCTCGCTCCACTGGACGCCATCATACATTTCTTCATCACGCCAAGCCTCGTTTCTCCA